ATCACACCTTCATAGGGAAAATGACGACCACAACGGCAAAACCCGCTCTTCTGTGTTCCAGAGATTTTGAACATCTCGTTTCTCCTTTGATCTGGAAATCAGGGCAGGAACGGGTTCACCAGAACGGTGACCTCGTTATAGTTCGGGTTGCTACCGCCCCCATCAGACAACATTGTCTTGATGACTTTGTTCGCATTCGAACGGTTGGAACGGCCCACCATGATATGCGTCGGCATAATCCCCAGTTCGCGCGCGCCGTCGCCTTTGACGCCCATCATCGCTGAAAAAGCTGCATCAAAGTTATCGCCAGTCAGCTCGGCCTTCGACATATGCGCCATCTGCCAGAACCCATATCCCGCAGCCCAATAGGCGTCGGCCCCATAGAGGTACTGGTTCTTGATAAAGACGTGATCGCTGGTTTGCGGATCTTCCTTGCCGACCAGCTTCACCTTCTCGCGTTCCTGGAAGATGAACGGACGAAGCACAGAGTTCAGATCGAGCAAATACCAGGGCGCACCGGCACCATCGGTCTTGTTGGAATAGGTTGAAACAGCACCAGTGCCATCATGATTGGCATAAACAGGGTGATCTGTATCGAAGAAATACTGGCCATCATAACAGGTATTAGTTTCACCATTTACGATCAGATCCCGCACCAACTGATCCGGCTTACGTGCCGCAGCCTCGCCCAAGCGACGGAAGCGCGGGGCGTATGTCGCCAGTTTGTCGTTTTTGATGTCGCGGGATTTGATACCAATCGTGCTTTCAAATTCCACATTGGTGATCTCATAACCATGAGACTTGATGTCTTTGACGACACGATCACCAATCCATTCGCGCATCTCAGGCGCATCGCCCAGCCAGTCGTAGGTTTCTTTTTCGTCCTCAGAGTTCACGACGGTGCAGATGTCTTTGTAGAAGGTTTTGGCCGCCATGGCCTCGTAACCTTCGTTGAAGTGCTTCTTGGACCCGGTCCAAAGCGCACGCAGCACGGCAGGAGTAATGGCGACCATGATCAATCGTCCTCATCTTCAAGTTTGGATTTAGCGAACTCTTCCGGCGTCAGCCCCATCTGACGACAGATAGCGAGTTCTTCGGCATCAAGTTCCGCACGGTTCTGGGCCAGAGCCTCTTTGCCCGTCAGCCCAGTTTCACCGGCGATCTCTGGCGCGGCATCGACCATGGCTTTGAACGCATCCAGACCGCCTTCCGCACGGCAGGCCGCCATGTGGTACGCCTTGGATGCGGGCGCGATCTTGCCCGCTTCGATGGCTCCGCCCACAACCGCTTCGATTTCATCGTCACGGCGCTTTTTCTCGGCCTCTTCGAAACCGGCAACGCGGTTCATCGCCAGCTCATAATCTGCTTTGGGAACGAATTTCGTGGGGTCCGGCGTTTCCGCCTGATTGCGGGCCACCGCTTCAGCAGTTTTCAGCTTTTCGATGGCCACAACAGCATCCGCCGCCGTCGCATCAGAATTCAGCCCGAGGGCTTCCAGGACAATTTTGTCCATTACAGTCTCCTGTGATTGGCCCGCGTGGTTCAGGGCGACAAGATCAAGGTTGGGATTGTTCGTCAGACCAGCCGACACCATGCGCGTAACTGCGCCGGTGCGGGTGCCATAGGCAAAGACCGGCGAAAGATAGCCATAAGACCGGGACGTCAGCAGGGCTTGCCCCGCTTCTGTCCAATCGACCTTGCCCCACAACCCATCTGTGCGGGCGTCCAGATCGGTGATCCAGCCCTGCGCGGGCGCGGCTTCCCCTTTGGAGCCTTTGATCTGCGTGGCGTGTTCGATGTCGATGGGCAGTCTTTGCCCCCGGCGCTGGAACGTCTCCACCACTGCGGGGGCATCTTCCATAGTCCAGACGCGCCCATCCGCACCGCGAATGGTTTTGCCCGCTGGCAGCAGCTGCACCCAGTCAGGCACATTGCCCGTGGCAAAGTTCAGCGCCAGCCCTTCGGCATTTATGGTCAGGTTCGTATCCATGACACGACCATGCCAAAGCCACGGCCCTATTGGTGCCCTGACAGATGTCGGGTAACGCCTGATTTTGGTGGATTTGGAAAAATCGCCTCAGAGGCCCTGAGAGGGCCGTTTCCCCCGAATTGCTATCGTGACAGTCAAAAATTCACAACGCAATTCCTAGACCCTTTAATCGGTATTCAATGACCCCTTTGCATCCCGCCACCTCGGGGCAGAGTGCGACCGGACAGGCGAAACTTGAATATGCGCCCTGATTGCCCTATGTTTGACCTGCGCCTGAGCAAAGTATCCCGTCTAACCAACCTCTGAGTTGCGGGGGATGTGACGTCCCCCCAGGCGCATCACTTCCTTACAGTTTCGCCACGCTCTCGCAGTCGTGCCACATATCGGCCCGAACTGGCCCGGTAGAGGGTGGACAGGTAATTCTCGCTTCCATCAAGCGTGCGCTTGATCACCGCCACCCAGGGCAAATCCCCTTCACCGATCAACAGCAGGTGTTTATCCCCCTGCAATCGAATTTCGCCATCATCAAGCAGATCCGTCACGACCTGATAGCTATCGGCCAGCACCTCCGGGTGTTTGGCCCGACCCTTGGCCGCCGTGTAATCGGAAAACTGCACTACACGCGAAGAACTGCCCAGCGATCGCGCCAGATCATCGGGCAGCATCGCGACAGGCACCGCCCCGGTGGCACTGCCATCGTGGATGCGCCGCACCCGCCAAGACCCTGCCATATCCCGCGCGGCCGCCCGCGCCACAGCCGGATCGGTGGTGTTCAGCTTGTCGCGCAAAAAGGCTTCGACATTGGCCTGCCGGTAGGCACCGGGGTTCATTTCCCACCCCGCATCAATGCCAATTGGGATCTCTTTGATCTCGCCGGTGCGCGCCACCAGTTCTTCGCGGGTCTCAATCCGCGGGCTTTGCGAAATCCCCCGGCGCTCGGCTTCGCGCCGCGTGATCTGGCGCACATGGCATTTGCAGCCCCAGCCATTGGGCGGATACCAGGCCCGCCAAAACGGATCGTCCACCGGAAGCACCATTCCCGCTTTCGCCTGGTGATGCGGCCGGTGCTTTTCGCTGGGGCCAAGCAGATACATCAGATAGGGCAGCGCTTTCTTGGTGCGCTGGATCCGGTCCCATTGCCCGGCCGCGCGGGCAGATCGCATATTGGCACGGTAAATGGTTTTCAACCGGCGCGGGCTGCCCAGGCGCACCTTGCGCATTTCCCCGGTCACAGGGTCACGCATTTCTTTCACGCCCCACCAGCCCAGCTTGCGCAGGCGCGGCTCCAGATCTTTGGCGAACTGGCGATAGGGAACCCCCTCTTCAAGGGCCTTTTTAAGCTCCTCTTGAATGGCTTCCAGAACATCCACCTGCATTGCCTTGGCCACGGTGAAGGACACCGCGTGTTCCATCGGTTCAACGTCTTCGAAACTGAAGCTGGGTTTCAGGCTTTTGTTGCCAAAGAAACTGGCGACTTCGGGCGGCGGGCCGGGATTAAACGCGTAGCCCGGCTTATCACTGTACTCAGCCATTGCGGTCCCCAAGCGCCCTGCTGCGTACAGACCCGCTGATCAGGTTCCCGATCAACCGGCGGCTATTCATGGCCGGGAACGCATCCGCCAACAGGCGCTGCGCCTCTTCATAGCTATCCGCTGCGCTCAACAGATCGGTCACCGGCCCGACAATATCAGCCATCACCGCTTCCCAGTCTTCGCCCAGCTCGTCCACAATCTGATCTGTGGCGGCATAAGGATCATGATCATGGTCATCCGCCCGGTTCTCGGCCCGCGCCTGAGGCTCCGGCGCAGCCGCCCCCTGCGCCTTGGCCGGGGTCATCAGCTCATCATCGTCATCAGGTTCCGTATAGCGCAGTTTCGCGCGCAGCTCGGATTGCTTGACCCGCAATCCGCGATCCACCGCCGCCATGGTGTGTTTCATCACCATATCCAGATCTTCGACCTCTTCGATCTCGATCCAGATCTTCGGATAGCGCTCTTGCGGCCCATAGTGCAGATCCACATAGGGTTTCACCAGGTCGCGGTTCAAGGTGCCGCAAACCCCCTTGGCATCCGCCTGAGCGATGTCATGGCGCACCTCGTTATGCACCTTGGCCTGCGCCTGTGACGATCCATTGTCAGAGGTCATCGTCTGACCCAGACCCGCCTTCGATGTCTGTTCATCACACCAGCGTGCGAACTTCTCAAAGATGTCATTGCCGGGGCCAGCCGCGATCTGCTGAAAGTCGATCTGCATATTCAAAGGCAGCACCGCTGCCGCATCCGTGCCAATATTGGCCACCGCACGAAACAGCACCTCGACGTCTTCTGGCGTGGCATCTGGGCAATAACGCCAAAGACGAAAAGGCAGGCCATAGGTCTCAACAAACGCGACCCAGTCTTTGACCGAATAGCTTTTGCAAAGATGCCCAAAAGCCACCAGTCGCGCCAGACCGCCCCGGAACACCAGACCTGATTTCAACTTCGCCCGGTGGCTGATCCATTTATACGGCACCAGCGGCACACCATGCACAGGTTCTTGTTCATCCAACAGGCGGATCTCTTGGCCGGTTTCGCGGTCAAACACAAAGAAACGCGGATCGATATGGTCAAAGCGCTCAATCCGCCATTTCTGGCTGCTGCGCTTCCAGATGATTTCGGTTTGCGAATAGCCCTTGCCCAGAGCGTCCAGCATATCTTCGACCAGATCGGCAAAGCCGTCATGCTCTGCGATATTCTCGCGCACATCTTTGGCGATGTCCTGATCACGCTGATCATCTGACGCCGCTTTCACCTGGGGCACAACCCCAGAC